CTTGTCAATGTCAGGTTTTGCCTGCTTGAAAAGATATTCTGATAGTGGTTGAACAGGTGGGAGTTTCCTGTTACACAAATAATTTTCAGCAAGGGTATGCATATCTGTACCCCTGCTAGTTGCTTGTTTGGTTACCCTGTTTGCTTCATCATTACCAACCCTTGCTCTCCACTCTCTGAAGACTTCACGGTTGTAGTGACTAATAACAGAGGTGATAGATACCAGTTTCTTTCCATCAGGAGTGTCATAGTATCTAACACCATCAATCATCTCTCTTGTCAGAGAGGGGTAATCAATTTCAACATGATTAAACATTACATACCTAGTTCGTGTTTTGCTACAATGTACTCTTTGACAAGACCACTTCTGCAGATATCCTCTGCTTCAAACTCAACCATACCAAATGAAGGCATGTTCTTTAAGATACGAATGAAATCAACAATTCCATTCTTCTCTGCTGTCTTGGTAAGGTCAGTCTGAGTGGCATCACCACAGAAGTGAATCTTAGAGTTCTCGCCTACCCTAGTAATTATACTATCAAGTTCATGGAAATTCAAGTTTTGAAATTCATCAACAATAATAATTGAATTGTCAAAGGTAGTGCCTCTAATGAAAGAGGTGCTCCAGAAACTAATAGTACCCTGTGCTTTGAGATTAGAGTACAGCATCTCAAAGGATGCATCATCAGGCATCTCAAACATATACTTCACCATATTCTTATATGGTATCTGGAAGAGTGCTGACTTGTCCTCATGGTCTCCAGGAAGAAAACCAATCTCTCTAGTTGCTACAAGAGAACGCACAATGTAGATCTTCTCATAAGGTGTCTTTTGATCTAAGACATCCATCAAAGCATTGTAGAGTGTGATAAAGGTTTTACCTGTACCAGCACAACCATATGCTACTGTGTTTTGATCTTTTCCATATAAGTCAAAGAACAATTCCTGATTAGCAGTAAGAGGTTCAATCTTCTTGATATAGTCAAGGTTGATTGGTTTCTTCCTCTTCATCACCTTGTTACTCATTCCAAATGGCACTGGATTACCAGTGCTTCCAATTCCAGTTTTACTTTTTCTAGGCATATTAGAAAGGTTTTACTTGTGCGCCAGGTGCTTTGGATGCTTTACGAAGAACTTCGTTCCATCCAGGGTTTTTGTTGACTAACTTTTGCTGCCAGTCACCAACCTCACCTACACCAGCACACCCCTGACTCCAATCCTTATCCCAGTCAGGATTGGCATCTTTCCATTCATCATATTCCTTCATTGTCATACGCAATTCTTTGGTTTCTTTCGTCACCTTGTTAATAACAGGATATGTTGGCATAGGTTTCCTCAGTTGTGTTTATATTTATTAAGCCCAGTCAAGGGCACCAGCAATGATAGGGAACTGCTCTACAAAGATTTCTTTACAGGCATTGGCAAGATCCATGTGCTCCTTTTGTGTGCCATTAGCAGACCTCAGTTCAATATAATGAATCCATGATCGCACTGAGCCACTCATATACATTCTTGTCGGAACACACATGGGAAGCACATTACGAGCACACTCCTTTGCCACGCCTCTTTCCAACATCTGTTGATACAATGCCATAGAAGAGTCAAACAAAGTTTGCATCTGCATCTCAAGACTCTGCCTGATGAATGGATCTAAGTCATCAGTGGAGTTCTGACGATTCTTAGTATCCTGACGTCTCAGTTCAGGCAGAGGAATTTTCTCCATCAACAGAGATGAATCAGCATAGCGTTGTGAGAATTCTTGATATGTGAAACTACGATGACGCAGCACTTGAGCTGCTATGGCTCTGGTAGTTTCCAACTCAATGGTCAGGAATGCCTGCTCAAAGATGCTCCAGTGCTTGTGCTTAATGCAATACTTAATAAGACCTTCAAAGGAGTCATTGCCCTGGTTAGAGGGGTTGCTTACTCTGGCACAGTAGGCTATGTGCTTCTCTGCATCAGGAGTAACTGAAATAAATTTTGCTGTCATTTTCTGTTCTCTGCTTTCCTTACTTTCTTTAGTTCTTTGAGTTCACTCTTAATCATCTGATAGGCATCCTCTGGTGAGATTCTTTTGCTGATCTCCATAGCAGAGATAACTTCTACCCTTGTTCCAAAGTGCTGAAGTGCCCTTTCAAATGTGTCTAGTTCTTCGTACATAGATCTACAAAAAGGTTTAGTATTTAGTCTGGGTAACCATCATCATCTAAAATCTCTTCATAGTCAAGAATGGGAGCCTGTTGTTCATATTCAACTTTGTATGCTTCAGGATCAGAGTAAACTTCTGACTCTAATTGCTCTACAAGCATCTTGAGTTTGGTAACAATCTTTTTTAGTTTCTCTTTCTCCATAAAAAAAATGGGGGTGGTATTCCCCCATTCTAGCAATATTAAATTGGTAAGTCAATCACTTGGTGTAAGTCTTACCACGGTAGCAGAATGTACCATGGGATTCCTTACTTTCTACACAACGAGTGTTGTACTCTACACCACGATATGCAGTGTGAGTAATTTGTGCGTCATGCAGGGCAGCAGCTTTGTTGATCTGCTTCTTGATCAGATTGAGTGTATTCATTGTAGGTACTCCTAAAGTAGTTGGATTTTTAGGCCCGTTCCTTTAGTCGTTTGCGTCCCATGGACAGTGAGGTGTTGCTTCTTGAAGTACTTCAACAAGTTCAACCTTTGCTTCATTATTCAACCAGTCATGAACTGCAATCCGTTCCAGCATTTCTGCTGTATCAGCACAACTCAATTCTGTATAGAATAATAACTCAATCATGGGATGAACGCTCCGTTCCGCGACTTACTTGCGTCCCCTAAGGGATGAACGACAGGTCTATTATAGACCTCATATACTATATAGTCAAGCTCTTCTTTGTATCAGATGATACCCTTTCTACCCATATAGTTCAGAGTTTCTTTCAGTGTGCCTCTGTGTTCTAGACCATATGAGATTTGTGGATACTCTGCATCATGACCAAACTCAGCGTTAAATTGTTTCTGTGTAAAGTCTTTATCTAAAAGATAAACTCTGACATCCTGTTCAATGCTGATGAGGAGACTCTCTGCTCTCTCACATTCTTGACTGCCATTAGAATATACAAGGGCTTGCACTTTGTTCTTCTCCTTTTCTTTTTTATTGTGTTCTTCCCACATCTGTGCTACTAAATCCACTGATTCAAAATCATAGTTGATGTAGTGTCCTTCAGATTCTTTTTTCCATTTGTCAATTGCTTCCTGTGTGGGAACTGCAATGCGAAAAGCAATATTCTCTTCAACAAACTCCTCATTCATATCAATGTATGTCTGTGGAGTAATCTTTTCAGTCACGTTGCCTCCAATCATCTGTCCTATCTTGATGAAACCATTCTGCAATCTCATCTGTGTTTTGGAATCCCTTTGTATGATTAGATGGGTCAGGATCCCCCAGTCCCATCTGTATCATAAAATCATCAAGTCCTCCATCAGGGACATCTGGATTCATAGCAATCCTTCTTGCTTTGTTCAACATCTCATAAGCAGATCTATTTGCTTTGGCAAGTTTGTTTGCCCAAATCATGTCTTCTAGTTTTACTTCTTCACCATTTACTATGCATTTGCAAATGAATTCTAATCTTAGACGATATTGAGTAGAAAGCATATGTCTCCTAGTCTGGTCTTATTTATTTTTCTTTGTAGAAAAATATAGTTTGTAATACTTTTGTTTCATAATATTGATGACTTCCATGTCATCAAAGAAACCCATATATTTGAGATGTTGGTAGGTTCCCTCCATCTCACTAATAAGAAGCAGGAGGTGGGTAGGTGTAACCTCTCTTCCTCCTGCTTCAAAGTCTTTAGAATTCATTTAGAATCCTTCTTCCTCTGCTTCTTTGATCATCTCAGAAATGATCTCTTCAGTTCCATCCATTGATTTCAATTCAAACAGAGTGGACTTCTGATACTTCTTGAGTTTCTTATACTTCTTTAAGAGTTTCTTGACATCACTTTTGGGGATCTCAAACTCTACATTGTCTACAAAACCATCACTCATTTTTTATCCTTTGGTTGAATGTTCCAGAGTTTAGGACTAATAACACCCTTGGATTGGATGATGCTAATCAAATCTTTTCTGTATTTGTCATAATAAGCATCAAAGATTTCAACCTTCTTCTGAGACATAGCAATATCAAAATGCTCAGTTCCATCAATCAAGTATTTGACAACATAAGCATTGTTTGGTAGTTGATTGTTGTTATCCTTTTCCAGGTCACAATCTTCATGCAGGATCTTCATATCAATCAAGACCTTCCTCCCCATTTGATGTCAGGATAAGCTTCCTCTACAATATCTTTGGTGATCTTGTATTTGGATTTGAGTGCTTTGTCCTTAACCAAACAGAGGATTTCTGCTTCATCAGGGTGGAGACCTTCCAGCATCTGGATAAACATAGTCTCTCTACGAATTGTAGAAAGAGTGTTGTTGCCACCTTTTACAAAGTGATACAGGTTTGTATATTCTTTCCTAAGAGAAGTGTGATCAGTACCAAGAGGTGCCTCATTTTTATTATAAGGCACCTCACCTTCTGGAACTACAGAGATAACAGTGTCATCAAAGTTCCAGATCATCAATGCCTTGATGGCATCATTACCATACTCTTTGAGAACTTCAATCTTATTAGCTTTACTTCTCTGCTTACTTGCCAGGTCTAGGACCTCATGCACAAATGGATTAGGTGGAAGTTTTGCTTTTTTAGATGTTGATGTAGCCATGATTCATTAATTATTCTTGTGGGTCTATGTCTTCGAGATTGTTCTCAAATCTAACAGCCAAAATATCATCAGCAATAAATTGACCATTCTCATCAAACATTTCTGGGTGTGTAGGAATGTATGTAGAATTTCTATCATACACATATTCCTTTACTAGGTATCCAATGACACCACCAACCAACAGAAACATAATTGAAATGATAGTAGACAGTGTAAGGGTGACTGCTAACATTTTACTCCTCTCCCTGAGAACTTCTTTTTCTAAAGTCCAAATGAAAATGGAAATGCAATTCAATCTCTCTGTCAAAGAGGGAGAGAATCTTTCCAAACTTCACTTGGAAAGTTTTTGGAACTGGTCTCTTCCTCCTCTTGTTTCTAAGTAGTAACTCAACTCCTCTGTTTATTTGAAGTGAGTCACCTTTGTTGTTATTTAGAAGAGGATTTTCTTCTTCTTCCTGGTTTCTTTTCTTGCTCATACCTCCATGCATCCTGAAGTATACCATAAAGATAATTTTTTATTTTTCTTGCCTCTGGTTTACCCAGATGTCCATACCCCTCTCTCAACTGTTTATGGTCTGCATCATTACCACCTTCAAGGTAGTCTTCCAAATCCATAATCAATAGATTCATCTCTCTACCTGCAGAACTCTCAATAAACTCTGCAGCATCACGCCTGGTTGCTTTGATGTCTGTAAGATATTGGTACATATTAAGAACAAACTTTCCTTTGAAAGCATGATCAATAGCATGTTCTACCACATCGTAGAATTGATAGTTCTCTTGGTCATTCATCAGACTAGGTTGTTCTCCTTTAGATACTTGACAGTTTCAGTACACCCACCTAGGACTTCATCATTCATGACTACCCTAGGGAATGTGGAACCCTGACCAAACTTATCGTAAAATTCAGGTCTTGTAAAGTCCCTGTTTAATTTATACACAACATGTTTTAACTCTGCCAACTCAAGAACTTGTTTAACTTTAGTGCAGTAGGGACAACCATCCCTAGAGTAAATTACAAAGGTCATAAATTTTTTCTTTCCTCTTTTAATTTATAAAAATCATCCCAGCTACAAATACAAACTTTGTAACCAGGATAGTATTGATCAACCATAGAAGAGTATGCCATGCAGGTAGGATAGTCTCCTTTAAACCACACTTCCTTCTTCTCTTCTATGACCACATGTTCAGTCTTTAGTTTGCGCTTGCCCATGACGTGGTTTGAATTCCTCCATAGGTTCAGACTTAGTGTTGTCACACCTGTCTAGATTCTTGATAACAATGAATGCATCTTTGTTATATTTGCGTGTACCAATGGGTGACTGCCACTTCTTATTATATTCTTCACCAACATCAATACCAGAGACAGATGTTCCACCAATCTCTACAACTACATTGTCATAACAATCCCACCCCAAAGTAGCAATAGTATCAGCAAGTTTTTGATGAACAGTCTTCATCACTGCTGTTGATTTACGTTTGCTTGCAATGTTTTCATCCATCACATCTTCTTCAACATCAAGTTTTCCAATCATACAGTACTCCTGCATAAAAAAAGAGGGTTATACCCTCATAGTAACACTACATTAAGTGAGTGTCAATCATAATGGATAGATTGAGCATCTCTCTCAAAGAGTTCCATACCCTTGTCAGTGAGGATGTGGTCATACATCTGGTCAAAGACCTTTGGTGGCATAGTGCAGATTTCAGCACCATTGTACCAGGACCTGATGGCACGTTGAACACTCCTGATAGAAGCAGACAGAACCTGAGTCCTAACTCCATGGATCCTATACAGTTCAGAGATGCTCCTGACAACCTCCAGACCTGCTACTGACTGGTCATCCAACCTGCCTACAAAGGGACTGACATAGGTTGCCCCTGCCTTGGCAGCCAGGACTGCCTGAGAGGCACAGAAGATGAGTGTGACATTGACTCTAATGTTTTCATTAGAAAGAATAACACATGCCTCCAGACCTTCACGAGTACAAGGAACTTTAATGGTAGCAACATCACCAAACTTTTGGTTAAGTCTCAAACCTTCCTTGACCATTTCATCTGTAGTACCCATCACTTCCATACTAATGTCTTGGACACCAATATCTTTGATTGTTTGATAGACCTCTTCAGGATTAAGACCACTCTTCATAATCAGAGTGGGGTTTGTAGTTACACCATCAACTAGTCCTGTAGAAAAGTACTTCTCAATAACACCAGTGTCTGCAGTATCAAGGAAAATTTTCATGTAGTTGTGAGTATACTTCATACTATTCTACACTAACATGACCAATCATGCCAGCCCCTTTGTGAGGACCACACCAATAAGTGTACTCACCTGCCTCAGGGAAGGTGACATCAAACTCTTCACCAGGCATCATTGCCAGTGCTTCATGTGAAATTTCTGGATGATCTTCAACTACAACATTATGAGGAGGAAGCATATTATTAACAAAATGAATTGACTCACCAGCGTTAATTGTGACATCTGCAGGTTCAAAGACAAGGTTACCATTAGAACCCATCTGAACATCTACTGCCCAGGCAGGTGCTGCTAGAAAGAGTGAAGCGATTAGTGCAAAAATATATTTCATTAAGTATTTGCGACTACACTATCTATATCTCTCTGATGTCTTTATACCTAGGATTTGTTTTGACTTCCTCACTTATCATTTCACCAAATTCTGTCACACATTTACCCCATTCTGCTCTTGCATCTGGGGCTCCTATTGCTTTTTTCGCCACAAAGTGTGCCACTCCCTCCACAAAGCAGCACACTCATCTGACTTTTTCTGAAGATGTGGTTCCCTATACATTGGAAACCTATTCGTTGTACGTAACTATTTACACAAAAAAAGACCCCTATAAAGAGGTCTTGAGAAACTTATTATTCTTCAAATAATTTTTCTAGTTTACTCTTCTGGTCAGCAAATTGTTGACTGTTCATCTTAGAAACATCAACATACATCACCTCATCACCAGGAGCAGGTGCTTCTGGATGACGTGGTTTGGGTGGTTCATCCATCATCTTATTGATAGATTGGATGTTACCCCACATCATTGCAAAAGCACCACCTGCAATAACAGCAAAGCAAACAAAATAAAAGAAGACTTCAAAGTTATTCACAGTGCATTACCTCTTGGTAGAACTTCCTCTGGGAATACAAACTGTTCATGTGGTTGGTCAACTGGTGCCATCCAAGCACGAAGACCTTCATTCAAGAGGATGTTTTTCGTGTAGAACGTTTCAAACTCTGGATCTTCCGCAGCACGAATTTCCTGTGATACAAAATCGTAAGCACGAAGATTGAGAGCAAGAC